TTGTCCGACTCCAATCATGATACATCAAACTCCTCAGATACTTCATCTGCAACTTCACCTTCATTTGAAGTTAATCTTCTAAGTAACTCTAACTGTGCGTCAGCTGTAGGTCTTGGTAGGACATCGTCCATAGACTTTAGATTTGCAACTAAGTCTTTTTCCCATTCTTCAAGTTCTCTTGGTTTACACTTTAGAACTTGTAGTTGATACTCAACATTGAACACTTGAGGTCCAGTCTTCTTTCTCTTAAAGAAGATGTCGTATCCTGTAACTGGGTCTGTTGGGTCTCCTAATTCTTCCATAGCTACTACTACTTGGTCGAACAGTTTTCTTTTGAGATTAAGAACTTTTACTGATTTATCAGCATAGTCTATGCACTGAATAGCATATGACCACCCACATTTTAAATCAGGGTAAAATTCTCTCACATGGTCTGGCTCTTTATTGTTGAAGGTTTCGGTGTTTCTATCAAAAGATAAGCACTCCATAGGAATGTTTTTACCGTTTTCACCTTTAAGCCAATAGACATATCTTGGTAATAAGTCGCCCACCATTCTTAGGTGATGGTCTTCTTTACCAGCATAATTATAAGTTTCGATTTTTTCTTTTTGGGCTGAGCCCTTGGTTTGGTTGAATCCAATTGCCATTTTTATTCTCCTTCTGTCTCCTCGAACATAAAGTGTATGCGTCCATCTCTAATATCGAGCAGTCTGTTATTTTTTAAAATATCTTCTGAAATTGGACATTCCAGAAGTCCTAGTGTGGTGTCTTTAGTATTCACATAATCGTGATAGTTGCGAAAAGAAGCGACACCTGCATACTCTGCAACCTCTTTATCACTAAATGTGCGTCCAGTCTCAAGTAATTGTTTCGCATTTAACAAATACGACTTGCCACCGAACTTATGCTTATAAAACTTAAAAGTTTTATCATAGTAATTCTTTGGAGTAAGTCTATAAGTAATTATTCTAAGGATTGTAATTATATCATTGACATTTCCTTTGCTTACTTGCATAATCTTATTCCAGTCATATAGTAATATATTATAACAAAATTTTGAACTCATGTCAAGAACTATTTTTCAATGCTTTTATCTGTCCTACCCTCTATGATTTTCTTTGCGTGTTCGGGGTCCATTGTAGCATGAACGCCTACATGAGCCATATCTACTAATCTACCTTGGTAAATATAGCTTCCTGAGTGCATAAGTTCTATCATAGGCAAAGCCCAAATATCTATTCCTAGTTCTCTACAGTTTTCTGAGAACATATAATCCTCAGATAAGTATCTATTTTGATGATTTATTTTACAGTCAAAATAAGCACATATTTTTCTATCTGGTGAGAACTCACCTTCTCTAATATGGTCAGGTGTGTACCAAAGCTCTGGGTGTGCTTTTCCATATTCTTCAAATACTGACCTTTCAATCATCATAAATCCTGTAGCGCCCTCTTTAATTTTTATTGGCTCCATAAGTGGTGCCCTACCATCTGGGTATGCTTCTGGGTCTGGATTAAATACCATATCTCCTGCTACTTTTTCTAAATGCACAGGGTGTTCGTCATAGATTCCAGACTTAGCTGCTTCTAATACTTTCTCCCATGCTATTGTTTTCTTAGGATATAATCCACAAAATACTCTTATATCATCTCTTAATGCCATAAGATGTGTCATATACATTAAATCCATATATTTCCAAGAAACATCACTATCTATAAACATTAAGTGAGTTGCCTCAGATTCTAAGAAATTAGCAACACAATAATTTCTTGCTCTTGTTACTAAAGATTCATTAAATAAATAATAAATCTCGTGTTGCATACCATGTGTTAGCCATGCACTTGTTGTATCCATCAATGATTTAGTGTACAACCCGTAGCACATACCACCATACATAGGAGTTGCAATGAAGAGTTTTATCTTTCTCATTGCCTCCAAGTCTAGTTCAATTTTTGTTTCTGTCATAATACATTTACCTCATATCCTTGTTTCATATAGTAGCCCATTCTAGCATTTGCTTGTCGAGCTGCTGTTTTACCTTTTAAATGAAAGTCTACTACTACTGGTTGTTTCTTTCCATCTATCTTTCTTATTACCCTTCCGATGAGCTGTGTAAGTAGTGGTTCATTATTAACTGGTGTTGCTAATATTAAACAACTCAACTCATTCAAAGAGATACCTTCTGAGAAAATTGCCTGTGTTCCAAAAAGAATATTTTTATTATCTTTTATCATCTGCATTGTTCTTTCTCGTTCAGCAAAATCCATATCCCCTGTTATTGATACTGCTTTATCGCCGCACAGTTTAGCACAACTTTTTAGAAAGTGCACTCTATCTGATACGACTAATACTTTATGCCCCAGCGCTGCGTATCTAGCTGCTGTTGCACTAACGCCATGTACATACTCCGCGTCCATCGTTAAGTGATTGATTCGTTCTGCCCACGGAATATACGCGCCATCTAGAAACCTAATCTCTGTTTTGAGAATATCAATCTTTGGAACTAGATAATTTTCTTTAGGTGGTTTTATTACATTATTACCGAAGTAATCTCGAAAAACCACATGTCTTCCGTCTTTTCTTTCTAGTGTTCCAGTAAGTCCTATCTTATATCTACACGGCATTTCATCTATAATACGAGTAAAGGTTGGACTACTAACGTGATGCATTTCGTCAAGTATAAGTGTCCCAAACTCTTTTTTAAGAACGTCCATGCGACGGTATAAAGTCTGAATATTCCCCACGCAGATAGGAGCATCAATATTGAACATTCCACTACCTATTCTCCCTGCCGTATATCCAAAGGACTTTTTAACCTCTTTTTCCCACTGATTTCGTAGGTTAGTTGTATGGGTTACCACTAGGGTTTTCTGACCCAACTTCGCAGCTATAGCTAAAGCCGTTATTGTCTTTCCCCAACTTACCCATGCGTTAATTATACTATTGTCATATACTTCGTCATATGCCATCTGCTGAGAAGGTCGTAATTTGTACGCAAAGTCAGGGTGTTCAATTTCATTTACCACTCGTTTATCTACTATCTCGTAATCTGATGGGATTAAATCTTCTCTTCCCATAGGCACGGAACATAAACCCTCTCTAACATATCTAAATGTTTTGAATACGATAGGTGGGTCACTAGGTATTCGTGGAGCAATTGTATATGTCAATTCTCTTTCTAAACGATTCATCAACTCTTTATTAGCGGATAAATATATTCTATTACTTAGTACTGCTTTCATTCAAATAACGATTGTGTAAATTGCCAATCTAACATTCTTGACATCTTTTGTATTTCTGGGTGATTGTTGTCCCAAGGACTGCTCCACCCTATCTTTTTCTTTTTTGCTCTTGTATGTTGTGGTAAATAATCTGCCATGCCTTCTCTTAATAAAAATTTGTATGTTCCTGTATCCCAGCTTGGGTGTTGTTTCATTTTGGAAAATCCATCAAATCTATAACAATAAGAAACAAAATTCTGTCCTAAAAATACAGGTCTGGACTCCATTCCAAACATTCCACAAGTTTGGTCAGTTGCAGTAATGTTTGTCTCCGAAGTCACTAATAAGTCTGCTAATAGCATATCATTCCATCTATCGCCACCATGTCTAATTTTAGGATACCAACTATATTTTTTACGCATCCAAGCTAGTTTATCTTCAATATAGTTTTCTATCCAAAACTTATGATGATGTAAATAACCACTAAATAATTCATCTGCACTATCTCCAGTAAGTATTACTTTACAACCATCTTGAGAAGCATGTTTTGCTAGTAAGTATCTAGGAGCCCTTCTATTTCTATCTGTCCAAGGATATCCTGTTTTTTCTAGCCAATCTCTATCATAATGATACATTAAATCTTGTCGTAAAACTACTACTTTATAAGGCACACCCCATTTTTGGCAAGTTTTTACTGCCATTTCTGATTCATGTCTAAAAGCATTATGTTCATGGTGTCTTGGTTTACTTTTATCATAACCACATATGTAAACAGTTAAGTCTAGACCCATATCTTTTACTACTGATAGGACTGTTGTACTATCTAATCCACCACTCAAAAACAATCCTACTTTTTGTTTTGTTTTTGCTAGTTTTCTTATATTTTGTACTAATTTATGTCTAAATTCTTTAATATCTAATGGTCTATTTTCTACTTTAAATCCATTCCATAGATTCTTTTTTACCCAACTTCCTGTTTTTAAGTTAATTATACTATACTGTCCAGGAGAAGCTTTACTAACATTTTCTAAATGACACTCATCTCCTTGTAATAGTCCATTCATCATATATAACTGTTTATGACTATTATCAGGTTTTGCAGATAATATACTTCTTAAGCTAGTAGTTAATGTAAAATCTTTTCCCTTTTTATACACCCATAGTGGTTTTGCTCCAAAATGGTCTCTAACAAAATGTACTTCATTTTCTTTTGGTTTATACCAAACTATTGACCCATGCCAATTATTATGTACTAAAAATTCAAATCCATAGGTTTCTAGTCCATTTGCTAAATACTCTGTATCATTTGGAATACTTGTATCATACATTTCTCCATTAAATACTATATAATTATTATTTTTAGTTTTATAGGGTTGTATTTGCATTTCACCATTTATATCTAGCAGAGCATGTCCCATGCCTATTCTACTATCTTTGTGAAATGATTGCGCATCTGGGCCTCGAAAAGCCTGTTTGCTTAACATCAACTCAGTATTTTTTACATCTGTTGTTACTACAAATCCACACATTATTCTACTACTGTGAACTTAATTATTGTATCTTCTTGTAAATCTTCCCATTTTTGAAACTCTACATCATAGCAGAGTAATTTATCTCCCATTTGATTTCGTACATGATTTGGTACACTCATGTATTTTTCACAAAGAGTATACTCTCTCTCATATTCTCTACCAGATTTCAAACTCTGAAATCGTATTAGAACTATATTTGTTTCTAGTTTTTGTCTTAATTTTTGTGTGTCAACCATCTCCATAACCTCTCGTGATAAACATATGCCAATATTTTGACAATGCTATCTGCTACAGCAATACCTGCTGCTAATTCATAATTTCCCGTTACAAGTAACGCTATTATCGCAGTAATACTCATCGCTATTAACCGCCATGATAACGCCTTATACCAATCTTTTGCCATGTTTCTTTTCTCTTGCCTTTCTTTTTTCATCTACTATGTCTAGGTCTACTAAACCTGCATCACATAAAAGATTCATCATAGCAAGTACATCTCCTACTTCTTCTGATAATAATTTTCTATCTTCTTTTTTATTTCCATGCCTATATACTTTAGAACAAGCTTGAACTAATTCACCACACTCTTCCATCGTTACTATTAGTAGATAAGGGTCTATATTTTTCGCCATGTGTCCTTTTTCCTTTCTTCACAATATTCCCATATTTTCCATGGTATTCCTTTTTTGTATAGTACACCTGCCCAACCCATGCCGTCTTGCGGTGGACGGGCTTCAACAAAGGGAAACGGCACATCTTTGAGCCAAAGAACTGTCGCAATATCCTTTTTTTCCACTTTTCGTATCTTATGGTATTTAAGTGCTGTCGTTGTCGTTTTTTCGTCATACCAATAAACTCCATTGCTATCTATAAAATGTTTGCCTCTATGTTTCATCATAGCGACTTCGTCATCTAATTGATAACGCAAAGGATACTTACTCTTCATTGGAGTTTGTAACCTTCTCATGCCTAGTGTCTTTCCTGGCATGTTTTTATCATCTACTACTTGGTCTGCAATAAGTAGTAAACCATCTATTTCTTCTGGTTCCTCTGATAAAATATATATTGGGTAGACTATCTTCATTTTTTCTTTACATATCTGTTTATAAAATTTTGACATAACTCATTATATGTCATATCCCAACAGGATACTTTAAATAGTATTCTTTCTCCTGCTAAATCTACTACCCTGTGTTCTTTTGATGTATCAATAATTGCAGTTTTATACTGGTATTTACCATCTCTAAACTCTATTGATGCTTTACTATTATTAATAAGCCAATTTATAGCACACTTTGTGCCTTTATCTACATGCCAGTCTAGCACTGCTCCTGATGGAAGATAAACAAATTTCATGTTCCATCTACCTTTTAATCCAAAAGACTTTCGAATATAATCTTTTAACCACTCTGGCTCAAATGGTGCATAGTAATAGTTATCTCTAGCTTTGCCTTCAAAATAGAAAACTTTTCTAGGTTTCTGCAATGCTTTCTCAAATAAAAATTCTCTATCTAAATCAAATGCTATCGGAAAGCAATTTTTTTCTAATTTTCGTTGCACTTATATCCTCTATCTCTTGGTCAAAATGTTCTTGTTCTATTTTGTACCCTACATCTCTGCCGTATGTAATGTTTACTATATTAGAAACTTTACTTAGTTTTACTCTACCAGCATATTTTACTAATTTATACTCTAAATTATGTATAACTTGTCCTGCTGTATACGGGTTATCGTCATCTAATGGCATATCTCTTACCATTAGTTCTACTTGTCCTGTTTTTTCTAATGCTCTATCTAATAATGCTTGGTGTCCTTCATGCCAAGGTTGATATCTTCCTAGCATTTGTACTGTTGGTTTGGTATTATTCCATAATTTATCGCCTATAAACCAACATATTGTCACATGGTCATATCTTTCAAAGTCAGGTATGTCGTAATCATACTCAGTCCACTCTGGCCACTCAAATACATCATTTGTATCATCATATATGGACTCTACACAAGTGCCCATAAATATAGTGACATCAGCACCAAACTTTTCTCTACCTTCTTTGTATGGACATACAAAATCACATACTGCTATTCTACCTGAATCCGATACTGCATCGGCTTTATTCTTCATTCGTTCAAACTGTCTCCAACGACCTGCTTCTGAGAAGTCCCAGTCATTATATTCTTGCCTCATGATATCAGCATTTATATGGACACAGTTAGGTATTGTCTCCACAACACTAGCTGCCATAGTAGTTTTACCACTACCTGGCAACCCAAATATTAATACTTTCATTTATATTCCTTATTCTTTTGCATAGCAATCTTTAAAACTTGCTCATGCTTATACCAAATTCCTGACAAAACTATTTCGTTTCTAAATCCGAAATCTGGGTCTGTGCACTCTATTATCCACCTAGGCAAACCAAAGAGTGACCTGTCTTTAAATATTCTTACATTATCAAAATTATTTACTAGTAATCTCATTATCCACCACACATACATAGTTATATCTTTTAGCATCGTCATAGTACTCATTTATGTATCTACCACTACCTGCCACCTTCATCATGCTATCTGACATATCTTTATTAAATACCTCACACATAAAGTAAGGTAAACCTGTCAGTAATTCACATGCTTTTCTTGTTAAATCAACTGCAAGAGGAAGTCCTGGAGCTTTATATCCTTCTTTTGCAACTTGTCGTCTCCATGCAGGATATCTATACTCTTTACCATCTTTACCGACAAATACTTTTCTATCACACATCTGCCATGAATTTGTCATTACTCCATCTTCCCATATCATTACATACATACCACACTGGTCGTAATATGTTTCCATGTCTTGATATATACAGTTATTTCTTACTATAAACCCCTCTATTCTCATCTGTATTATATCATACAGCTCATCTCTTGTTAGTTCATCATATCTACATATCTTGCAAACCATGCCCATAAATTTCTCCTTCTTGTATTTTCTTTTTAGCTCTACGAGCTGTGTTCTTTGCAGCAGCATACTCTATACACTTATGACATTGTCTACATGGTTTACCATTTATAGGATTAGTACAAGTCCATACTATTTTTAGAACTTCTCTATCATGTGTTGCCATTATGCCAATTATCTCTGACTTTGTTAAATATTCAAATGGGAATACTATCTGTGGTATCTTTTTAAATAAACCAAATTGCATACCATGTAAATCGTACTGTAATCCCCATCTTCCTGCTAAAATTCTTTGGAAGTTTCGTAATGTCATTCTTTGATTCATACTATCTTCACTATTTGTTCCAAATACTACATATTTTATATGCCATTGAGGATTTCCTAAAACTAATCTAGTACACATATCTAGGAAAAAATCTCCAGTCGGTACATCTAATTTTGTCATTGGCATTGTATTTCTTTCTATATGTACTGGCACATTGAAATGCTTTGCTTGTTTCTTTACTGCTTCTATTGTATGATTTACTTTTGGAACATCACCCATAGCAATACTTACGATTAAAGGATTTAATCCTAATCTTTTTGCCCACGCAACGGCTGCAGCACTTTCTATACCACCTCCATGTGGTATAATTGTATCAATATCTAAATTCTTCAAAATCTCTTTCATAAAAGTCTCGTACTTTTGTAAATAATTTACTAGACCAGCTGCAATCTCCTGCACTAGTATTTAAATGTGTTTCTTTTAAATCTAGTAAGTTCCAAATATTCTTATCTTCCATTTTAAATATAATCACATCTTCTCTTACCCACTGCCATTGTGGTTTAAATAATAAAGCTGCCGCAGGTCTAAGAGGTGGTTTGTTTTCAAAACAAGCCTCCCAATCTCCCTCTTGTAAAGAAGAAATAGCATTAAGCCCCCAGTCATTAAATGAACTGTGTACAAATCCTGCTCTAACTAAATGTTTCCACATACTTTCAAATCTATCAAATGGATTTCTTACTTGTGCTATATACATATAATCTTTAGGAACTGTAAGAGAATACTGGTCGTAAGTAGCGTGTTGATTCCATATATCACCATCTAATACTTTCCAGCCATGTAACCATGTTCTGTTTCTATGTGTACCTCCTACTTTCTTCTGTATGGCTTTTCTTACTGATGTACCACCACACTTAGGAATATGTATAAATACTATTTTTCTATCATGCCAAATCATAGAATTTTTCAAACTTACCCATACTATAATCTCCACCTATATCGAAGTCACACCCTATGGGAGCGCCTGGTATAGATAGCCCTCTGTCTGCTTGTACAAATTCTTGTAACTTTTTACTATATAATTCTACCTCATCTTCGGGAACTTCTGCAAGTATGGAGTCATGAACAAGTGCAAATATCTTAGATTTCATACCAGTCTGTACGATATACTTCTGCATATCGATAGCTCCAAGTAAATTAACATCTGAAGCCACAGACTGCACTAAGGCATTTACACCAGACCTGACCTCATGTGAGGCAATACCTTTGTCTTGTGAAAACACATTTGGTAATCTTCTCTTTCTACCAAAATGTGAGTAAATAAATCCGTTTGCTTGAATAAACTTCTGTGTATTAGATAGCCATGCTTTTAGTTTAGGGAAAGCTGTGAAATAATCATCAATCACACCTTTTGCCTCTGCAGGACTAAAGTATTTACCTGAGTCCTTGGTAACTTGCTCACTGATTTTTGCAGGGCCAGCTCCATACATAATACCGAATGTTACGGCTTTTGCCTGTTGTCTTTCGATACTGTAATGCTCAGCGACATCTTCGACCTCACATGGCAGTCGAAATACCTGTTTCGCAATCGTTGAGTGAAAGTTTCCTCCATCTCGAAATACTTTCATCAAGTTCTTGTCATCTGCCAATACTGCAGCACAATATACCTCTGCTGTTGTCAAGTCCATTGCCACGATTACATTGCCATCTTTGGCTTTGATACAACCTTTGACAGTTGGATTATCTCTTGGAAGCTGTTGCATATTCAGTTTACCACTACTACTCAATCTACCACTGGTTGTTCCATGTAGATTGAAGTTTGTTCTCAGACGACCGTCCATGTCTAAACTAGGAATAATCTTGTCTAAATAAGTAGTCTTAATCTTTACCTTTTGTCGAACTTCCAAAATCAAAGCAGGAATCTCATGCTCTTGTGCAAGTTTCTGTAAACTCTCCGCATCTGTACTATCTGCTCCAGTACCCGTTTTCTTACCCGTTGGGGTTAGACCAATATAGTCAAATAAAAGACTTCGTAATTGTACTGTTGAGTTTGGATTGAAACCGCCCTTAGCTTTGATAAATGCTTTGACTTCAGGATAACTTTGTAGTTTTTCTACTGCATTGTCTATATCTTCTTGCATTATCTTCTGTGCTTTCTCTAATCGAAAACTATCAAAAGGCACACCATTATCTTCTACTTGTGTAAGAAATCTGCAACCTTCAATTAATATATTTTTATATACCCATGTAAGTTTTTCATTCTTTACAATTGCTTTCTCAAACTTTTGAAACAGTAGAAATGTTACTATGGCGTCCATTGCAGCATAGTGTCTCATTACATCAAATGGAACCATGTCATAGCTAAACGATGCTTTTAGTATTCCTGTTCTTTTACGATAATCTGTAATCCAGTTATCGAGTTCTGCTTCATAATCACCGTAGTCTGTATGTTTGAGTGCGAGTGTTTTCAGACCATGTGTGCCTGGATTCTCGTCAAACATATAATGCATTAGCATTGTATCTTCAAAGTTTGGAAACTTGAAGTTAAAATGATACTGAAACCATTGTAAATCAAACTTAGCATTATGAAACACTACTCTTTTCTTATCAAATATTTGTTGCATGAGTGCTTCACAAGTTTGGTCTATAGCATCGCAATCTACATAAACGCCATGCTCTGGTTCATAACTCATTGAAAAGCCTAGCATATAACCATCTCTACAATATAACGCTGATGTCTCAGAGTCAAGTGCTACGAAGTCATAATCTTCACAGTCTCTTGCTTTGATAAGAAAACGACTTAATTCTTTACTGTCTGTGATTCCATAACATCTGTCCTCTGGAATCTTTTTCTGCGTCAATTCTCCGCTTACGTACTTGTGAATGTCCTCGATGGCTTCCTCGATTGCTTTCTTTGCTTCTGGTTTGAACTTCATCATAGCAGGGTTGAGTAATGGCAAATATTTATCATCAATTATTTTTCCATTGTACTCTGTTATTGATGTCTTTTTTGTAAAGAATTTGAAAGCGTCTGACCCTACAAGAATGAGGTAATCGTACGCATTTTCATCGATTTCGATATC